ATCCAATTTTTGGATGAAGGCTTCAGACAACCTTTACTCACGAGGCAAGGCTGAGGAGCTGGGCGAAACCCGTGCTTCTCGTATGCCTGCTTTCTTCGAGACGAACGCCAAAGATCTCCCCATGTATGCCTGATGGCAGTAGCTCCATTTCAACCCGACAAGCCCACCTCCTTTCAGACCGCTCTTGACACTGGCAATGCCCCTCGTAGCTCAGGCGCCCTAGCCTCTCTCCACGGGCTCACTCCCAAAAGGCCTCGGAACATCAAGTTTCGACTGGCCAAGCACAAAAATATTTTCAACTAATGCACGACGCTAAACTTGTCTGGATCACACCAGAAGCTGAAAAGGTCATTGGCTATTGTGCCCGTGTCTCCAATCCTGCTAACCAGAACAATCCCAATGTCGCTGGTCTGTTGAGATGCTGCATTAAGAACAAGCACTGGAGCATCTTCGAGATGGCTTCCATGTGTTTAGAAATTAAGACCACCAGGGCAATTTCTGCTCAGCTGCTGAGGCATTCTTCCATGTCATTCCAGGAGTTCTCGCAGCGCTATGCAGAGACGACTGAGATTGATATGCCACTCCTTCGAACTCAAGACACAAAGGACCGGCAAAATAGCATTGATGACCTCGACATGAAGGACAAGTACTTCTACACTAAGAAGGTCAAAGAATACTTTGATACTGGGCTTGACCTTTATAAGCAAATGCTTTCTAAGGGTATTGCACGTGAATGTGCCAGGGCTGTGCTTCCTATGAACTCAGTCTCTACCGTCATGATGTCGGGCAATATGCGTTCGTGGCTCCACTACTGCGATTTGCGAATGGCGAATGGTACGCAATGGGAGCACAAGCAAATTGCATCAAAGGCTCAACGAATCTTCCGCGAGCACTGCCCATCTATTTGTGAGGCAATGTGGCCACAAGAGTCCACAGAATCCTAGTCTTTGACTTATATTGTTTCTGATCCAGAACTGCTATATGAACTTCATCACTGCCACACTTGAACTGCGATCCCATCACCCAGACGAAATTACTCTTCACGGGATTACTTATAGCGCTGCTGACGCTGTTATCCCCGCTACTGATAGTCGTGGAGAGACTCGATTCAGGCTCCTTTGCTATTCCGGAGCAGCCTCGAAAAACGCTACCTTTAAAGATATGAAGGTAGGAAAACGTGCTCTCATTTCTGGTCATATCTGTTTTGGCGACGACCCCACCCAGCCTCTTGACATCCAGGTCTCTACTATTGAGACAAACATCCCTGGTGACATGTATGTCAATCAGGTTGTTATGGGCAATACTTTCTTCACTAAAAAGGAACCTAAGGACAAGGGAACTGGCAAGGCGATGTTCTGCAAAATTGGTACAACCCTTGACAACAGTGATACTACAACTTGGCTTTTCCTTGAAGTCCCTGATGCACGTAAGAAGAAGCTCTCTGAGTATTATCGCTCAGGACGTAATTTTTGCGTTCAGGGTTATCTTCGTGAATATAGAGCTGGTGATAATGACGAGCCTTATCGCGCTCTTGTCGCCACTGAATTCACTGTGCGTAAAGAGAAACCTAAGCTTGCAGGCGCGACACCGAAGGCAAGCACTGCGGTGGGCTACGACGAAATCGACCCTACGCCGGAAGGCTATTAATTAACTTCTCATTGAATCGCCCCCACTAAGGGGGTTTTTTTTCTCAAATTGATGATCATTTACCCCACGTAACTCCTTCCTAATCCTTATATTGATGATGTCCATGACTAATCAATATGACTCTCCAAGTACTTCCACCTGAATTACTCGAAAAGAAGGATCAAATTGAAACCAAAGAAGCGCAGCCATATTGGAAACCTTCTTCCCTGGAAGATGGTCAGTCCGAAGAGTTCAGACTCCTCGGTTGCTATGAAACAGGTCACGCAATTGTTGGATGGCAATATGCATCTGAAGCGCAAGATGCTTCCACGGGTGAGCTTAAATTTAATGGGTATGTCGTTACTCGGAGCCATCCTGGCCAGCCTTCTGACCTTGCCCGTGAAACAGACTGGTCTAAGCCCGACCGACCCAAGATTGATGGAAGCTATGTCAAGCCCCGTCGATTCCTCGCCTGGGTTGCCACCTCAGCATCACGTAGTCGACTCGAGGTTGTGTTCATTGAACAGAAATCTCTGCGTGAACAACTGACCGAGATCCTGCAGGAAGCGGAGGACTACACCTGGACTGAAGACGGTCTTGCCAACTTCTCTATCAAGATCACACGTAAGGGAACTGGTCTCGACACCTCCTACAGCATCTTGCCCAAGGTCCGTGCTGTGCCTGAGAAGATCAAGAAGCAGTGGGCTTCTGACAAAGAATCTATCTGGCTTCCTAACTTCTTCGAGGGCAAGGACCCTTTTGAAGGCAAGCAGACCGAGGAAAGGGGGCTTCCGGCTGGTGGAGTTGATAAACGCGGCTCTACTGTTATGCCGAAGCAGTCAAAAAAAGCTATCCCTGACGACGCGGAGTTCTGATCATGCTTGATATTACGATCGAAAAATCAGATGCAACTGGTCTTTGGAGGGCTACCTGCACTTTGGAGGGTGTGCCCCCTTTGACCATCATCCGCCACAAAGCTGATAAGGATGATCTCGAGTATGAAATCCGCCGTGCTTACTCAGATCTCATCGAAGAACTTGTCACTAAACAACTTAAGGAGTACTTCTAATGAGTTACCCTCAAAAGCACCCTTATGGCAGCGTTGAGTACTACGCAGATTACTTCTCTGATGTAATTGCTGATGCTGGTGACGACAACGACCCCGAAGCCGCTCATCGGATTCTGCTTGCCTTTCGTGAGGCAGTTCAATCTTGGCTGGATTACCACAAAAATTCTGCCAAGACTTACGAAGAGCTTCTTTATAAATTTCTTTCCAACTATCCAGGTACTAACTGATGTCTACAGCAATGCAAAACCTGCCTCCTGAGATGCAGGCACGCTTAGCTCAAATCATGGCTCAAGCACAACAAGGCAATCCCACACTTGCTGAGTCCCCTCATCAAGCAGCAATTGCTAAGCCCACTCCAGCACCAACGCCATCTTTGATGGATCACGTCATTGCGCTTCGTCAAGAGGTTGCTTCTGCACGTCAGCAGCTTGAGGCTCAGAGTCAGGTGGTTGAGGCAGTTGGTAATGCTGTTGGCCAGCTTTACCAGATGTTTCAAGTCCAGACCCAGCCTACAAATCGCGGCGCAAATTTCCAAGCGCAGGGCGGGGTAGAAGAGGGTGAGTACTGATCGTCCCTACCGCATCCAGACGGACGCCGGCCATCGCAAGTACCTGTGCTCAGGGCTGTATATGCCCTCAGTCACAACGGTGCTCTCAGCTACTGAGACTGAGAAGTCGAAGGCTGGTCTCCGTACCTGGCAGAAGAACAATCCAGGTGCACTTGAGGAGGCTTCAAAGCGCGGTTCAGCTATCCACAAGTGTTGTGAGGACTACATCAGAGGGCTGCCCATTGACTGCCCTCCTGAGTATTCCGGATTTTGGTCTGGGATCTCGACCTATCTGGATTGGTTTGATACGATTCACTGGTCAGAGCGACCACTCCGAAAGGACTGGTACCACCTGCGTAGTGACGATAAGGAAGTTGCCTATGTCTGGTCCACTGAGCACCTCTACGCCGGTTGCCCTGATCTAATTGGGGAGATCGGTGGAGTTCGGGTGATCGCGGACTTTAAGACAAGCAACGCACCGTATTCAAACTGCTTCCCCGATCGAGGGGATCGCATTGGCTTTGGCGGCTTCAGGAAATATCAAAAGTGTGCTCAGCAAATGGCTGCGTATCGCTTGGCTCTTGAAGAGAGAACTGGATATCGCTGTGACGTTGCCTTGATCATCGCCACCACCGAGGAGACGACTCAAGGCATTTTCATTGATGGTGACCAGATGGAGTTATATGAGTCTCGTTTTTTAAAACGGGCTAAACAGTTTCACGAGATGGAGAATAATGAAGCTCAGGGTGTCGATTCACCAGGAGATGCACAACAAGGAGACTAAGCCTGCTCACGGTTGGTCTCCCCAAGCTGCAACACTCCAGTTCCTAATGAAGTGGGTTTGCGCCGGTCATGGCTGGTGCGCCACTCATTTCCTGAATCGCCATCGTCTTGCTGAAAATGCAAGAGGCAGCAACCTCGTCGTTGTTGACGTTGATGGTGACACAAATCTCGATGACTTCTGGAACACACCAACGGCTTTGTCTTGGTGTGCTGCGACTTATACGTCGTGCAGTCATACCGACGAAGCCCATCGCTTCCGAGCTCTCTTTCCACTTGGTTATGAGCTAACCAGTGCTGCTCAGCACAAAGCTGCTTATTTCCTTATCGCTAACAGGCTCATGGCTGACCTTGGCCTTGAGTCCTGGAATGACCACTGTGGTCAGAAGCCCGAGCGCCTTTGGTACGGCAATTCAAATGCACTCGTACTCTTCAACGAGTTCGTTTCCTATGAACTTGTTCCCGCTGACATCCTTAAAGACATCGAAGTCGAAGAGGAAGTCGAGTTTATCAAATCAGACATCACTGATCTTGATCTGAAACGCTGTAAATGGTTGCTCAAGAACTTCATACACGTCACTGAGGATGGCGAGTATGAGCAGAGCGAACACCCCAACCGTTCTGGCTATGTCCAGGTCCTCTCTGCTTGTGCTGGCATTGGCGAAGTTATCTTTGATGACTGGGTTGACTGGGTGTCCCGTGGTCATCACGGCGAGAAATCGTCAAATATGTCATCAGCAAAATGGAAGGGCATTGGCAAATTTGGCGGCCATCAACGTCTTTATGGCATTGCCAAGAAGCAGGATCGAGATTGGAAATTAAAACTTCCCCCTGAATTGCAGTTCCGTGCTGCTGGTACAGCTGTTGGCTATACCGAAATTGATCCTGAACCCATCTACGAAACAAAAACTGAGGATAAACCCGTGACTATCGAGGATAAACCCATGACTATCAATGAAGAAATCGATCCAGAACCTGAGAAGCCAAAACGAGGCCGTCCTGCTCAGTCTGAGGACAACTACGCCAACCAACGCATTCAAGATGTTAGAACAGTTCAAGAACTTCTGCCAAATATTGGTATCAATCTTCTGACTGGTCAGATTGAGTACGACAATCCCCGCACTGGCAAGAAGGAAGCACTTCAGGGTAATGATATGGAGATTATGTCTACCAAATTTTCTTTTGAGAACGGGATCTACATTCCTGAAACACGGTGTAAAAATGCCATTCTCTTTGCAGCCAAGCTAAACCAGTTTGATCCGCTCACTCAGTATTTGGATCGTTGCGTCAAATCTGCATTGCCACATCCTGAATGGGACAAATGTGGAAAGGTTTTTCTTGGCAATAACCATATCCTTGCAACACAAGCTTTGCAGCGGTTGATGGTTGGCGCTGTCGCACGCGCCTATAACCCAGGCTGCAGCATGTCCTGGATCCCAATTCTTGTCGGTGCTCAAGGGGCCGGCAAATCAATGTTTGCCCGCAACCTTGTACCTGACGATTTCTTCGCTGAAGTTACCACTCCTCTAGAGCTGCTTATGAAGGAGCAGTTTAGGCTTCACACGGGTTGGGTTCTTGAACTTCCTGAAATTGATAACTTCTTTTCAGTCAAAAATATCGAGAATTTTAAAAATCTTATTACAACTCGTGTTGACGAAACACGTAGACCATATGCCAGTCTTCCAGAAAAGATGCGTCGTCGTTTCATTATGATTGGTACGACTAATAGAAGTCAGTTTCTGATTGACGCAACTGGTAACAGGCGTTTCATCCCGATTGAAATCCCACCCAATTTCAACATCCCATTCAAAAAATTAGAAGCAGAGCGTGATCAGCTGTGGGCAGCTGCTGTAAATGCATATCGCGAGAATTTTCAATACGAATATAAGGCTGATGAGATTGGCAAAATCACTACTTATATTCAAGAGTTCGGTGATCCGGATCCATGGCTCGAAACTATCAATGACTATCTCAAGCCAAAGACTGAAATCACTACTGCAGAAATTTTGGACAAGTGTTTGCGCATCGACTCTCTCAAACAGGATCGTCGCCTATCTCGTCGTGTCGGTGACGTACTGACATCACTTGGCTGGCGTCGATCTGTTATTGCCTTCTATGTCCACATTAAAAACAATAGAAGGCTTAAGGACGACGAACGTGACAACTATCCAAAGGATGAGGTTAGACGCAAAACACAAAGAGTTTGGCTTCGACCTGAAGATCAACCTATTGAAGAAGACCACATTCTTAATGAGTTTTAAGTAAACTTAAACAGTCAGGAATGTATATAAGCTTCAATGCTTGCAAAAGATATTCAAATCGGACAACGTGTTCGTGTTATTCCTAATGGAATGACTGCTTTGATTGTTGGTCGTCCTGAGTATTATTCACCTAATGCTCAGCTCGTCCGCATCAAATATGAGGATAGTACTCGTTATGAGTACATGATTAATCCTCTTATTGAATTGCTACCCCAGGTTGACCAATACCCTGCATTTGGCGGCACTCATCAGCGCACACAAGGAGGTACCGATGTCTGAGGCAAAACCCAAAGGCACTGGCCATGCTTATGGCAGACGCAACTTACAACTTTCAAACACCTCTGAAGAGGGAGAACTTTGTATCTATAGCGGCCACTCCGTAGGTCGTTTCTCTGCTTCCAGCATGCGGTACGACAGCCATCAAGCTTGTACCCGTTGTGTTGCTGCAGCCCGTGAGGGGCGTCTTAGTTTTGATGTCAGTCGTCTTCTACGCAAGCACCGCAAACGTGCTTTGAAATTTTGGTCACAAGTTGATATCTCCGAACCTGATGAATGCTGGAACTGGCAGGGAGTGATTAATACCAAAACCGGTCAACCACAGTTTGCATGGCGTCGTCATGGAATCTCGAGTTCAACTCAGCATCACCCTCAGCGCGTTGCTATGTGGTTTACTTGGGGTGATCTTGGATATACAGGTGTTAAAACTACTTGTGGCAATAAGTATTGCTGTAATCCTTTTCACCTTATTCCTCAGAATATTGGAGTCTTTGTAGACGACGATAGCTACATTGAAAGTTTTGAGCTTGCAGTTCAAATTCATACTCTTAAACAGCAAGTTATGGAGTATCAGATGGAAGAAGCAATCAAAGAAGAGCAGAAACTTTTGGGTGATCCAGATGCCATTGAGCGTTCTGGTCTACTGTTCGAAGACGATGCAGATTTTTCTGATCGCTTGAATGCTGTAATGACTGATTTGGTTCAGGGATATCACATTTCGCAAATTGATCCTGGCAAAGATCATGACTTAAATGATCACATTGATAATGCTGAATAACCCCACGTAATACAACTTTATCTCTTATTCTTAATAAAGAGTCTAATCGATATGTCTCGACGCACAGATTTAATCCAACAGCTCATCAGATCTGATAAGTTTGGTGATGAGAAAGAGCAGGAGCAGCGCTTTCTAGCTGCCACTGCTGAGCTGATTCTGACTGACCTTATTAACATCTCTATTAACGGTGTTAAAACAAAAGGGGCAGGATCGCTGGTCATCAATCTAATCAACGATTCTTCTGTCTATATGTCCGGTGAGGACGTAGAGCGGGACATCGCTGCTGCTGAGTCTGCTGAAGATTCTGAAGTGCTTGATTTTCTTCGGTCCCTGATCGAAAAAATTGACGAAACCGATTGGTCCAAATATGTCTTAATTACTTTGATCAGCGATGCAGGAACAAGAACTTTTGAAGTCGAAGCAGGAGGGAGCCAAGAAAGCCTCCGAACGCTCGCATCTGAATTTAGCGGATAAACTCAAATCCTCTGGATTAAAACTTCCCCTCTATCCAACTCCTCAGATCATTGAACGAGCACGTACTGTTATGGGGTCTATTGATTTTGACCCTACTGCTGATCCCGTTCAGCAAGTACTTGTGGACGCTACTTCTATTCCTTCTTTAGAAGTCAATCCACTTCAAGAGCATTGGCACGGGAATGTTTGGGTTGCCCCTAAGGGTGCTGTCCGTAACTCACGCATCTGGTTAAACAAGACCATCAGTGAGTATCGCAATGGGCATATCAAGAGCTTTGTGTTCTTCTCCAGTGCTTCTGAACTTCTTCGTGCTTCCCCAGTGATCTGGGACTATCCCGTCTGCATCCCATTCAAGCGAGTCAAGCAGCTACGAGCCACCACAAAAGGTTTTGAACCTGTATGCCCCTCGACATGGAATTTTCTGGTTTACGGTCCGCCGATGGATCAGGTCATGTCTGATGTCGATAAAATCACGTTCTTTTATAACACCTTCCGTGATATTGGCCGTATTATCTACAACGAGTATGCGGGTGATAACTGGTTCAAGGATCTCGAATATTTTGAGGAGACTAAGGGGGAGATCTGATGCCAAAGTCTATCAATGAAGCTGCCTTGATGAAGCTTCCTTCAGGACATGTCGTGCACCCATCACGCCTAATTCATAAGGACGGAATCCTAATGTGGAAGCACGCTTGTCAGAGCCCTCCTTCATGCCAAGCACACGAAGCGCACATACAAAAAACTGCTCAGCGTTTGGAAGAGCTGAACAGTTGGATTATGCCTTATTTTGAGCCTTGGGAGGCTCTTAAGGTACTTCGCTGGTATGACCCTGCAGATCCTGAACTAACTGAGGGCATTTCTCTTTATTTTGTCCACCATCACCTAGATACTGAACTTATATACGACATGCTCAAGAACCACATATATGATCACGAGACTCTCCAGCTACGAGATTCAAATATATTCTTCAGCCGCTGCTAGCCCGCTTACGCGGGCTTTTCTATCTTATGGACACTCCGACTCAATTTTTTCGATGAGCCTTTTTAAGTACCAAAGACTTTTTTCAGCGTCCTGCTTTGCGTTTTCCTTATGCCACAGACGCAACATGTACTTCAGTACTTGACCTTGAAGCATTCCTGCAACTACGCTGGGTGCCGCAGCGATCGAGTCTTCAATAACGTCAATCACTTCCACCCCTTTCAATTGGGTGTAGTGAGCCGGACTGTTGACCATATCGACCTGCTTCTCTCCTTCGTAATTGTCATATGCATCCAGTTCTTTCAACATTGATTCATAGTCCATGGTTATCCACATATTGTGATCTACGCCCTTAATATAGTGGGGCGTGAGCAGTTTTGTGATATGCCAAGTCCAAAAGGTGATCCCACCTACATCAAAAATAAAGAGAAGTTCTTTATGGATGTAGCCAAGGTTATTAGCAACGGTTCAACTCATCCAAAAGTACAAGGGGGTTGTGTCCTTACCCGTGATCGCGAGATTATTGGTGATGGTCGATCTCTGCTTACTCATTCAAAAAATGAGATTTGCTGTGTTGGCCATGCCGTGGCAGCTGCTGCTAAAAGAGGCACGCCAACTACTGGTGCTGTTGTCTACACAACCCGTTATCCATTTAGTCAGTCTGTCTTTCAGTGTCATGTGATGGGTATCCGCCAGATCTACGTTCTTGCCCATGAATGGGAGGCTTTTTATAAGGATGAATTTCGCCGTGCCGCTCGCCTTGCCCGTGATGTAAATCTGTCCATTGAACCGGTATTTGACAACGAGGATCCTCGTTTTGCTCAAAATGCTCAGGACATCATGGATAAGCAGGTTGATACATCCCTCTATACCAATGCCTACAAACCAGATGAGTACGACCCAGAAGAGCAAAAAGACATCCGAGACGAAGACTGAGCTCCTGTTTGATATTGAATCGACTGGGCTTCTTCGTGAGGGTTCACGAATCCACTGTATTGTTGCCCGTGATTTGAGTGATCCTGAGACACCACTCGTCTTTGATCACCGACCTGATCGCGAGTTGCTTGTTGGTGTTCACCAGATCATGCAGGCTGATGTACTCATTGGCCACAATATCTTGGATTATGACCTGCCTCTTCTCAAGGAACGTTATCCAGATCTAGACCCTCAGGGTGAAAAGCTGGACACCCTTGTCCTGAGCAGACTGTTCTATCCGCATATCAAGGAGCGTGATTTTGACCGTCGCCCAGATGGCATGCCGCTCAAGCTCTATGGCAGACATAGTCTTGAGGCATGGGGTTACCGTTTGAAGTGCTTCAAAGGTGACTACGGCAAAGGTGTAAACGCCTGGGATAAGTACACCCCTGAAATGCTTGATTATTGCAAGCAGGACACTGAGGTGACATACAAGCTCTATCTACATTTCAAAAACAGGATGAATAACCATGCTTGATTACGTTGCACTCGAAATGCGGATGGCTGAGCTGATGGCTGTCCAGCAACGCAGTGGTTTCCGCTTCGACTTGGAGCGTGCCATCCAGGTTCGTGGAGAGCTCCAACAAGAGTTCGATGACCTTCAGCAGAAGATCCTGACCAAGTTTCCCTATGTCGCAGGCAAGGTGTTTACTCCTAAGCGTGCTGACAAGAAGAAGGGCTATGTGGCGGGTGCACCGATGACGCGTCTCGAGGTGTTCAATCCGACCAGCCGGCAGAACATCTCTTGGGCACTTCAAACATTTCGCAACGCTCGCTTTACCAAGGTCACCGATACAGGCAAGCCGAAGGTTGATGAAGCAGCACTCGGTGAGCTCCAAGAGCGTGCTTTACAGGAGGACAACCAGCTACTTCACGAGGAATGCGGGATGTTCATCCGTCTGCTTACCCTCCAAAAGTGGCTTGGGCAGCTGTCTGAAGGCTCCAATAGCTGGTTCAACACGATTGAGGGTGATGGCTGCATTCACCATTCCTGCACACTGAACACACAGACGGCTAGAAATGCTCACCGTGGGCCGAATCTTGGTCAAGTTGTGAGTGCACCCTGGGCACGGCAGCTCTTCATCCCGCATCCCGGTCATCTTATGGTCGGTTGCGACCTTGAAGGACTTGAGCTTAGGGCGCTTGGGGGGTACTTGCACCGTTTTGATGGAGGCTCCTTTGCTGACGTCGTGATTAACGGTGATATTCACCAACAGAATGCCGACAGAGTAAGTACCCCAGAAGTCCCTGTCTCTCGCAAGGCAGTGAAAAATTTAACTTATGGGTTCATCTATGGAGCTGGTGACCTCAAGCTGGGTCACATCATTAAGCCTGAATACTCTGACGCAGCCAAAAAGTCTCTTGGGTCTGATCTTCGTAAGAAATTTCTTGAAGCTATCCCAGGTCTCGAGCCTCTGATTGATGCAGTCAAAGCTCGCGTGCGTGAGTACGGCTACATCAAGGGGCTTGATGGTCGCCCTATCTACACTCGCGCTGAGCACAGTGCGCTGAACTTCTTGCTTCAGTCATGTGGTGCGATTTTGAGCAAGCGGTGGTGCGTCATCTCACAGGACATGCTTGATGAAGCAGGCCTGACCTATGACGTGGACTACACCCGTTGTGCCTATGTGCATGACGAGCAGCAGTTCTCTGTTGTGCCATCAGAAGCAGAGCGAGTCGCCAAGATCCTTGTCGATGCAGCACCCAGGGCTGGTCAGTACTATAACTTTAAAGTACCAATCACAGCTTCATCCGATATCGGTAAAACCTGGGCTGACACTCACTAATTGTTACCATGTACCTAAACAGAAGATTTTCATATGAAAAAATTAAGCAATGAAGAGATATATAATGATCCTGAACTTATGGAGGCTGTTGGACATTATATTCGAAACCAGATTATCGACGAAAGTTATTCGCGATTACGCTATCAGGGCAAAAGCCATGAAGATGCAATGATCGGTGCCCGCCGTGAAGCTGGCATCAAGGTCAAACCTAATACTAAGATTGGTCGTGAAAGTTATGCCAACGCCATGATGGCAAAAGACTACCGTGATAAACAAAAACTTTTATCCGTAGCCTCTAATGAAAAGCGGAAAGCAGGTGCCCTAATTGCAGCAATCCTTGGTTCTGGAGCTGCTGGTTTAGCCCTTGCTGACCTATTAAATATCGACAATGTGCAAGCTGATGATGAATCAACCTATATGTAATGATCCTGAGTTTATGTGGGGTGCTAACGCTAGTATCTTATTTTTTATTTGAGAAGCAAGGTTGATGGTCCATGTCCTAACGTAAAATTTGCTACACTTTAATCAAGTGCGTTGAACCTTTAGCTAGGTCGCAAGTAACCCCAGAAGGGGGCGAAGCAACGGGAATTCATTCACACTTATTGAGGACAACCCAATGACTTCTCTCGAACTTCGGGCTATTGAAAAGGCTCGTTCTGAGTTCAAGCGTGCACGCAAAGAACTTCAGCGTGTGCGTCTTTCCGAAACCGCTTATCGCGGTGTACCCTACTGCACTGATGTAATCAGTGGCAATAAGCCCCATTCTAACTGTGTTTATCGCGGTGTTTCTTACATCAACTGATTAACCAACAAACCCTAGTGGTTCGAGGGGGCGCACAGGCTGCACTCCCTCCAATTCTTTCAACATCTCAGGATCTCTAAGTGGTTCAAGTGCTTGTAAATCTTCAAGTGGCACAACACCGCGTATTCCTGGTAGTCCTGTCAGGTCTACACCTAATCTCACCCCAGCTACTCTACGCATTTAATGTCAAGCAATACCTCACTTAATGTTAACTAATTAGTTACTTTGCTTCGATATTTTCTGGTATGTAATAGTCTTTATATCCAGCACATTCAGCTATTTCTTTGTGAAGTTCCCAGTAGCGTTCGTACCAATCGGGTACTAAGCCGGAATGTGGTAACACAAAATAATCGTATTCGTTCTTCATTAATAACTTAACTAGCTTTTCCATTAGTCGGGCACAAACGATTCAGCTCTTCTGTTTTCCATTCCGAGTTGACGCATTCTTTGCTGCTGAATTGCAATATCACCAAAGAACTCATTGCGTGGCGTCCTGCTTTGTGTGTTAGGTGGACGATTTCGTTCATACTTTTGACGTCCGCGATAAGCACGGGTTCTGGCTAAAGCTCTTTGAGCCATTGAGTGCATGCCGCTTCTGTTATATAAAGCCTTGTCTTCATCTGACAATCTCCGCCGGTCAATTGGCGGATTCATTACGTTTACAGACATGTGGCATTCTCTTTATTTCTATTTTATCTACTCTCGCAATTGATCTCGTCATCACAATCAAAACACGTGACCCACGTTGCGTCATATTTTAAAAGCTCCTTAGGCAGTAGCCCTTGGAGCTCTTGAATTGCTGCAATCTGATGAGATAGACCTTTGTATTTTTTGAAGTAATCGATCAGCTTTATTTGCCGCATCAGATACCTACTGTCTGATTGAGTTTTTGAACTGCTTTTGCAACTGGCATCAGTGTTGCCAGTACTTTCTTGGAGTACTCCTCATCACGCTTCGTGTCGTACTCCTTAATGTTCTCCAGGTCGTCCATGACCAACTCAATTTCTTCCTCCATACCGTTGACCTTATCTTCGACAACTTTCAACTGCAACTTAGTGAACTTGAGACTAACGAGCAGGGCCAGGATAGGTCCGACAATATATTCCATTTGTTGATGTCAATTCAATTGAATTCTAACCAAATTCAAACGAATGTGAGACCATCATCATCAAGATCGTCAAACTCATAACCTGCATCTTCAATATCGGTTGGCATCTCGTCATCCTCGGCGCTATTCATAATAAGCAGGTCCATAAACGTTTCTTCAGAAATGATTTCTGGCATCCCATTCGTGATTTCATCAACCTTGAAGACAATACCGTTCTGCATCAGAGTCTGTTGAATCCCGTTTTTCTGTTCCATCCGACTCTTCAATAATCGAAGTGCTGTCAATTCCAGAGCAGGGCGGCTCATCTTCGCCATTTCGTAGCGTGCTCTGCTTAATGCAAATCGTTGCTCGATCGTCAAGTCGTTCATGGTCATGATTCAAAAAGCGCTTATTTGTGGTCCACTCGGTAATTAGATCAGCTGCGTCTTGATTAAAAAACGGCTGCTCCTTGAACCAATCATACCAGTCTGTTCTATTACCTTTTGATTTTTGGCAGTCAACACAGCACGGAACTAGATTGCTTCGGAGACTACTACCACCACGCGAGCGCGGATGAACGTGATCTAGTGAAGTAGCTTTTTTATTTCTGCAATAAGCACAGAGCCCTCCCCAACTCCATCTAATTTCATAACGCCATTGACGTTTTGCATTTCGTTTCGTCAGGTGATCCAGGTTGAACAGAAGTTCTCCCCAGTGCTCTGCATATTGTGCCATGAAGTTGCTTAACAACTTACCACTAGTCTATATTTTGTTTGAGTCTAATTTTTTGTAAGTCCAGTAATTCGATCTAGTTTTTCTTCAATTCGTGTCATATGCAACTCAACCCGATCAAGCACCGCTGTGAAATCACTTTTGGACACGTAGGATTCAGCTACTCGAAGTTCTAGTCTGTCGATTCGTCTATCCAATTCTTTGATATTGCTGTTGACCTTTCCCATGAGGATAAATCCTCCTGAGATCAGAGCAACAGTACCAGTGAGTATTGGTTCAATCATGTTTTTTCACTGATGGATGTGAGTATGATATCGACCATCCTTCTTGTCCAAACTTTCCTTTTTCCTTGTAGATCGGTCGTGGATTTAGGTTTTGCTGCTTCTTATGCCAGTCCTTCTCCGCCTGATCCAGTTTTCTAGGCAGAGAGGTGTAGAACTTTCTTTCCTGCAGATAACGCCTGAAACGTTCCCGCTCTGTCATCGTGTTGTACCGGAACAGCCACTTTGCGTCCTTTGGTACAACCCCGTCTACTTTTTTACTGGCTTCAGCTTAGTGATCAGGCTCATGATCAGTTGAACCACACTATTATCCTTGAGTGGACTAATAGCAATAATTTCAGAAAGTGCAGCGACAATAATCCAAAGCTCGGCAGAATGTAGGAATTCCATTGTTTTATAGCTGATTTTCTTTTATTCTAACTATATTTCTATGTATTCTCTGCTAACATCTTTTCGTTGGGACCATGGCGGAATTGGTAGACGCGCCGCACTTAAAATGCGTTCTCCGCAAGGAGGTGAGGGTTCAATTCCCTCTGGTCCCACTGACTTGACGGTCTTCGGTTTTCCGTTACAACTGGCACTGGCGTTCTCAGTGTGTGCCCAAACCACGGACATGGGCAGAACAAGACTTGAGGTTGGCTGTTGCTGAGTCGACTTCTCTTCGCCAGGTGCTGAGCAAGCTTGGTCTTAAGGAAGCAGGTGGGAACTACACAACCATTCGCAACGCAATTAATAAGTTTTGTATCGACACCAGCCATTTTAGGGGTCAGGCTTGGAACAAAGGTCTCACGAACATAAGAACTGGTCCTCAAAGACCCATATCTGTTTTTCTTGAAGATGGTGTTCCGATCCAGTCCTACAAATTAAAACACAAGATTTTGATGGAAAGACTGCTTCCCAGAAAATGTGCGGGCTGTGGACTTAAACGTTGGAGAGGAAAACCAATTCCACTTGAGCTCGAGCACAAGGATGGCAATAACTCAAATAACAGCCTTGACAATTTAGAGTTGCTTTGTCCTAACTGTCACGCCCAGACAGCCACGTATCGAGGCCTGAACATACGACGAGCTGCGTAGTCGTTCATAAAACTTAACCTTGAGCAGCTCTGGTGACCCTTCTGCTCCGATATATTCCTAATCGTGGCCCCTTGGGGTCTGGTCCTGACTGCACATAACAATGGCAAGAATTCCTTCCGAGTGGGCGTCGTCTTCTGATGTCGCTCGTCATTTCGGTATTAGTACACGTCATCTTCGATCATTGCGTCGAGAATGGGAGGAACGTGGTCTGCTCCTCGAGGGCAAGCACTTTTGGCAATTTTCTCCTCGTGTTATTCGTTTTGACTTAGATGCTATGTCGAAACTTGCCCATAGTCAGGGCAGGATCATCCGACCTTAGCTTTTTTACGAACGTACAAATGCAACTCTCTCGCATAGGTCTTTTCGATCATGCTTGCTGAGTTTCCAACTGCCGCTGCACAAGTTGCTGCTGTGTGAAGACCAGTAATAAGGCTTACTGAGCAGTAGCGATGTCGCAAATCCGTTGCGCTCACACCCATCTTTTCCTTGACTGCTCGAGAAAGTTCGGATGAGCGCAACTCCCATTTTCTATTTAAGTCACCTTGAGGCCTCTTCCCGAATACAAATAATTCTTCGTAATTCTTGGGCCGCCAGTCGCTTAGATCAATCAGCTCCCCATTTTTAAACGGGCATGGAACCGCGCAGCACCCATAGTTGTTTTTGGTCGCCCAGTAACTTACATATCCAGTTTCCTTGTCGTAGGTCTCCCAGTCCGATGAGTAAATCTGCATAATCCTGTGCCCGTAGATGGCAATGGCATAGATGTGCTTTTTCAAATCCTCGTCCTGTATAGCGTTCAGCCTTTCCCACAGCACCTCGTCATCAGGAATCCTCAGCCTGCTTTGTGGCTCGTACTGATAAGCAGGTTTTTGGTTTTCGCGGACTCCTAACGGTTGCCCGAGGTGTTCACAAACTTTTTTCATGATGTCGAATGCGTTTCTATAGCTCTTCCTCCTTCGGTCTCCGTAGAAGTCCAGCAGGGCATCAGCGCAAACTTCCAGTGAAATATTTCTTGATTCTTCGGCTGCCCATGCGAAGCAGATGTCCAGCCAGCGGAGATGGTATCTCAAGCTTGTATCACGAATTCTCATCGTTCCACATCGATCTATTAAATATGCCTTTGCTTTTTTCTGCAAATTCTTCTGAGCTAGCGGACTGAATGCCAGGGCTGTCCTGTCGTAGCTCTCAAGATTCCTGCGCGTGTCCCTCCCGAGCTGCCCCAAGGCGATCAAATCTTCCGCTTCTTTTAGCGCTTGAGTCAGGGAATCCTGAATCCTGTTCGGCCTGAGAGGGGTGTGCAGTCTTCTCGAGGTCTCCTTTTCATTCCCCTTCCAAAGGCCATCAAGGTCGATCGCGTGATGACCGTTCTCATTAGGCCTTGCTTTGACCCGCAACCTGCACCGCTTATCGGCAATGTACAGGTGGCTCTGATGCCTCAGGTATTTGTTCGCTGCTTTTAGCTCCTTATTCCAAGAGGTAGTCATAGCCTGAAACCAATCTGTCGAGACTCTACCAAACTCGTCTACCAATTTCCCCGCTCTTCCCCCTTTCTTCACCTATCAACCACCGCTCCATTCCTCCTCGCTTCCTAACTAGATCCCAGTTGCACAAAGGGTTCTCGTTCGGTACAAAGGGCTGAACCTCATTTCAGTCTCGGAATGCACCCGCTTTTAAGTCGTTTGCAATTACGACCAACACTGGGATCTCAGCGGCGTTTGGTAGACGTCTACCGATACGATTCGGGTTGGAGCTTTGGACCACGTGAGAAGCACTGGGACTTTGTTCCCTGTCAAAGCAGCTCTTGGGTCCAGACCTCGCTTGAGCCCGAGCACAAGCACCTGTGGACCCGTCGTCGCTCCTCTGCTAAAACTGAAGCATGGACGTAGGTCCTACTAACTCGGGATCCCAGAGGCACTCCCTCCAGGCCGGTGTAACGCAGTGACGCCTCCCTTCGGGGAGTTCCACAGGACACGGCTAATAACCGGTCCAAAAGCGGTGAAGCCGAGATTGTTCCTGGATAACACCCACAAACCTGCTTCTCAAAAGGATGCAGGACCCACCCCGAAACACCAGGAGCCCCCATCGCCCTTCGCCGGGACTGGGGGTTCTGCTTTAGGAGCGGTACTTGGCCGTCTTCTTAGCCACGTCCTCAGGCTGCTTGGAGTGCTGCTGACCCTTGCGAGCCGCTGCACGCTTCTTGGCGCTTGAGCGGGCGTACTCCTTGTCGGAGAGTGCTTCACGAGCCTTACGGGGTAGGTAACGCTCTCCTGTTGCGTCCTTGCCCTGAGTGGAGTTCTTGCCGCTCTTGGTGCCCCAGTCCTCCTTGGTCCAGGAATCAAGACTTTTTTGGGAGCCCTTCTTGGCCATCAGTCCCGGTAGCCTCCACCCTTCTCTTTGTAACGTTTCGCAAGCATTTGAGCTTTGCGGGCAGACCACTGACCTGGCTTACCGCCTTTACCACCAGCTTTGATTGATTCAAACAGGCGCTTTCTCATGCCAGGTTTTGTGTAGTTACCTGCTTCATTTACTTTGGAATCTTTTTTTTCAGCCATCACTTTTGCCTCTTAGACATAACTTCCTTCATCTTCTTATCTTTAAATGATTGAGCAGCGGGTTGTTTGGCTGCATCACGCATTGGCTCTTCTTTGTCACCGTCCTTATCCATGTCGAGGAAATCAGGCTTAGAGTTATGTCCGGGCATCAGTCTTTGTTGATAATGTTTTTGTAGAAGTTGGCCTTCTTCTTCATTTTAGGTGATGCATTTGGGTCTTTTAAAACTTCATTTGCATAAGCTTTACGACCCTCTGGTGTATCCGGATGTCCTGCTTTTGTGGCTGCAGCAGTAAAGGTTCCCTTAGTTCCACCCTTCTTACGGTGGCTCATTTTCTTAAAAGCCTTGGCTAAACCCTTAGCTTTTTTACGCTGCTTCATCATTCTATCCAACAATTACCACTTAACTTTATGTGACCAATAACGAGCTGATAATTTGCTCGGACTGGAATCCTGAGCATTATGTCGTGCGTGATAAGATTTCTTCCTTGCTTTGTCTTTTTCAGTCTTTGGATTTTTTCCAGCACCTTTCACACCTTGCTGACCAAAACGAATCAACTTTTCCTTATTACCAACCTTGGCAAGCACAGCGTGCGATTTAGTCGGATGGTTTGGTGTCTTCTTGGGCTTGTTAAAACCGGAGAAAACTTCACCTGCTTTTCTGATAGACATATTAGATACCTGGGAACATTATTTCATTAAGTGATTTACTTTCGCTGATGGGCGTGTCAACTGTACGAATTAAATCTCCAATAGATAGAACGCGACTTGCTGCTTCTGCTGCTTCTTTGAGGCGTCTATTTGTTTTCCATTCTGCAAGCAGATCGTTATCCAATTGACGGTCTCGACCACGTACAAGATCAGCTGTCATTTCATGTGGATCAAAGTCATCTCGTGCGTCTGACCACATCTTTGCAGTACGATCAAATTGTTCGTATTTAAGACGTCTATACTCAGCAGCTTGAGCGGGAGGGAGAAGACTTAAATAGTCAACCAAACGGTTGTTACCTTCATCATAAAAACTCTGACCTGATTTATGCTGAGCCCGAGCGGCCATATTCATCAGTTCAGACTCGGTATCATATTTAAAATCAACGTCTTGCTTAAATGTATTTCTAACTGTCCTTGACCTAGGGTTAGGATTGTTTCGATTAGCTCTTTCTTTCCATTCAGCTTCAATCGGATCCCACGTTTCGATTGATTCACGGATGGCACCAGTGCGTTGTAAGATTCTATTGACTTCATCCTTGGACATTCGTCCATACCCATGGACACTTGGGCGGTTCCATACTTTCTGCCTCTTCCGCGCAGGCTGACGCAGCATCCGATTTATCGGTAAAGGCTTCAAGCCTGCAATAAGAATCTCACTATCAGCTTCTGACAGCGGTGATTGAGGCGATAAAAGGTATCGATATTTCTCTTGTTCTTGGTAAGGATAGTAAGGACCATCATCAGGTGATCCAGGAATATAAATATCATCGGCATCAATCCTGACAGGCGGATTTTCATCGCCGTTTTTAATATCAAAATTGATCGGATCTACACCTAGACCCCTAAGGTCTAAACCAATACTGAATCCAGCGGGTCTCATTTTGCTTCCTCACCCATCACAAAATCCATTTCTGCGTGCATCAAGTCACTGAGGTTTGAGACCTGAGCACAGCAACTCATGATTAGGCCACGCTGATTTGGAGTTAAGTTCTCTGCATCTACTGCATCTTCAGAAAGCACGTTTGAAATATCACCGAGGCACATCACAATTGCTGGCATACCCCATCGTTCAACAAGTGAGGACATCGCAGACAGTAATGGATTATCACCATTTTCTACTGCATTCCAAAATTTTTTACGCTCCTCAGGTGTCATATTAAAAATCCCCCTAACTTATTCTAAACGACTTTAAGATTCAGCGTATGAGGGTGATTTATGTGGAACTAAACTGAGATGGAAGGATCGATCAACACTCCTTTAAGGAATCTATTTCGATAGCTAAATCATCAACATTTCTCTTGAGCTCTTTAATTGACTCAATTAACAATCCGACCATATTGCCATATGCAACAGACTTGATGCCCTCTTCGTTCTCTTGAACAACTTCCGGTAAAACTTTTTCTACTTCTTGGGCGATAACGCCGGATTGCCGATTCTTATTTGTTAAATCTATTCTGTTATATGTAACACCTCGAAGTGTAGAAATCTTTTTCAAGGCATCGGGAATTACTTTGATGTTTTCCTTTAACCTTATGTCGGAATAAGCGGTGATATTTCCAACATGTGTCAAACCAACCCTTGTAATCGTGCATATATCAGTATAAGTGCCGGTGTCCGACCTTTTGAATTTGAATCCATAGCTGTCACTGTTGAGATATTCAACAAAATTATGATAGTGACCTGCTGAGACTGATGGACTGCTGGTGGATCCCGTTACATCTGCACGAATTGTATGAAAATGATTGTTGTTGGGAAACCCTTTTATCCATCCATAAGTACTACCTCCTCCACTATTAAGTGTTAAAACACCGAATAATTCGGTCGATCCTCTCACCTCAAGTGCATTTGCGGTTGACTGGATATGATTTGGATATGTTCCTGTTGCTCCAACAAGAACGCCATTACTAAATACTCTTACTGGAGTTATGCCGTTCCATCCTGCGATTCCTCTATGCGGATTACAGTCTGTATTTGTGCCATAACCGCCACCAGAGAATCCGACATCGAGCCATCTACCTTGACCTGTTGTGCCTACAACAATTTGTTCATTTGAATCGTAGCCGTTGTGTATAAACTGAATAGTAGGTCCGTGATTTGAGTTGGTTGTAACTGTATGGTTTAAACTTAAACATGGATACTGACCAGTTGCTTGTATGATAGGCCTTAAATTAGTGTCTCGTACTGTAAATTGGGGACTAGAATTGCCAACAGTAATTTCATTTCCATAACTGCCACTAGCTCCGGCATTAAGATACATGGCACGGACACCTGAACCATAAATGGTGCCTGTGTTGTGGTACAGATTAACAGTTCCGCTATTGAAAGCAAACTTGAGTAAATTAGTCGTATCGTGATAAATACCGACATGGGAATAACCATTTCTATGTAAACCTATTCCACTAGTTCCGCTTGTTGCTCTTATTTCAAGTTGAAGGCCAGCATAATAGTTACTGGGTGTTGGGATGTTTCTGTTTAATACAAGAGTGCGGTCTGCATTTGGACTTATTTCTATTGTTCCAGTTGTAGTATCACTGGCATCAGACCTTAAAAACTGAGTGCTATCAAGTCCATCTAGTGTTTGTGCATTGCCTCCATCTGCACTAGTGATATACCCAGCATCATTAGTAAAAGCACTGACAACAGTGGGGTTAACTTGTGCTCCACTGGCAATGTTATTCAGTTTATTGAGCAGTGCATCAGTGAATGCATTAGTATCAGCTTCTGATTCATATAGCGATTTTATCTCTGCACTTGTTTGGTCGGCAGTTGCTCCAGTTTCAATGCCATCTAATTTCGTCTTGTCTGCAGTACTCATCGATGACAAAGCCCACGATAAGTTACCAGACCCGTCTGTTGTCAGGACTTGACTATTACTCCCTGCTGAGTTTGGGAGAGTCAGTGTGTAAGAAGCAGTGGCACTAGTCGGGGGTGCCTTAATGTTTACAGCATATAAATCAGTCTCACAGCTCAAGGTGAGTTTGCCTGCACCGTTTGTCGAATCACCTTTGATTTTGACGTTTCCATCGAAATTAACGTCACCTGTAAATGTAGTTCCAGCTACTTTGGCATAGGAATCTAATATTCTAATTACAGAACCACTACTATCTTTGATAAACAATTGTGGATCCGTAGAGTTGTAGTTGATTGCCAACTCACCATAATCCAGCTGGGCAGAACTAGGGGCACGCGAGGTGGTTGCGTTGTTTAAAGCACTACTTCGCTTCAGCTGGATCTTAGTCATTGAATGTCAACACTTCGCCCTTCTTAAATTTTATCGTGGACTAGGTGTTGAGCCAAGGAAGCGCATTTTCATCGGCGACCTTGACCTGCCTTTCACTATCAATGGACTCTTTGATCTGATCAAGAATGTGCTGCTTGTATTGAGGATCAGCACCAAGTACATCCTCAATCCAGGAGATGAGCTGTTTTTCTTGGAGTTCTGAGTATGGAATAAATGTTAAACTATCAAGTTGAGTAAGATCCTCAATTGGCGTACCACCCTGAAAATGAGCCACATAGCCATCAGGAGATGTAGCGGTTAATCGCCAGCTGACATGAGTAACAACATCGTTAAAGTCATCAACATCTTGACGTTTTAAGCCAGTGATGTGAATTGTATACTTCATTCCTCTTCAGATTCAGGAGGTGCTTGATCATTTTCTTCAGCCTTTTTAAGAGAACTCAAATACTCGATAATACCGCTATATTTGAGAAACATTTCCTTTTTTTGCTCCATTGTGGACTGAAGTTCATTGAGTTCAGCAGCAAGAGCCTTGCGAGCTTCAATAACAGTTTCGAGGTTTTTATTGTGATCAACCATGTTTAATGTTTTGGCTATATAGATTCTACCACTTACAAATTATTTTCGAGGTCAGTTAACCGAACAGAAAGTTCTTTGACAGCTTCAATCAAAACAGGCACAAGCTTGTCATAGGCAACTGTTTTGTACTTATCACCATCTGGAGATTCGTGCGCTGATTCATGAATCACTTCAGGAAAAACCTTTTCTACCTCTTGAGCAATAATTCCGAAATCTTTTTCACCAGGATGTCCAACAACATCTGGTAGATCTTTCCAGCGGAATGAAACACCGTTTAGCCCAATTAACTTAGCGAGGCATCCATGTAAAGGTTCAATTTCTTCTTTAAGGCGGATATCAGAGTAGGCAGTGACATTACCAGCTGCTGTCATATTGCCTGTACTCATTTGAACATACCAACGCCAGGTTGAAGCAGACCAGCCACCAATTCCAAAATAACTGTCATGGCGAAGGTGCATGTGCATTGCATAGTAACTGCGACAGTGAAAAGACATGGCTGCAACACCACCGTCACCAGTACCTCCATTATTTTCAATTTCTAGAGAAACATTATTACCAGTGGAAACACTACCGTTGTAGTTTTTAAATTCACCTCTATGGAATACAGACCAGGATGATGGATCACAGTAATATGCTGTGTTGTTGGTGTCATACATGATCGGGCTATAGAAATGGCCTGAGTTATTGATCCATGCAACGTCACTACCACTTCTTCTAAACTTTACGACTTCAGTAGAGTTAGACCCGGCGGCAATATAGAAACGGTTTGAGTGATATTCAATCTTTCCTTCATCAGCGCCAGGGTTTCCAGTCCAAGTCTCATTAGCCTCTTCGTCAAACCATAAATTTGGAGAGTAACCATCAATGTGGTACTGCTTAAGTTGCCACTGCCCACCAGTGTTTAAAACTCCAAGCCAACCACCACCATTGGAATGAATCCACCCTTCAATATTTCCATTATGAGTGCCTCTGAATTTAAGGTTTGTACCTTGGTTTTGGGTATTACCAGTTAGATTCCAAACACCATCACTGTCTGAATACCAATGAGCGCCGGTAGCTTGGTTATATAAACCTTCTCCACTGTTATAATTTCGGAACCAATTATCAGCGTAAAACTCAGTGGCGCGTACGTCCTTACCAGAAGAACCCCAGGTATAACCGTCTAAATTGTCAGCGTCTAAACCAGAACCCGCACCATCATTCCCTGCGTGCCAATACTTACTGCCACTATTGTCTGAACTACCTTTCCAAAGGTCACCATCTGGACCCATTACAGCAACAACGCTACTAGCACCACTACCAAATTTAATTCCACCCGTACCTGCATAGTAATTCAAAAAAATCCCATTGGTAGAAGCAGCAGCATCGAGATGTAAGTTTCCGTCAGTCGTAACAACACTTGCCATCTCCGTACCAGTAGCAGTGCGTCCATTACCTCCAACACGTAGAGTAGAACCCCAAGTTGTATTTGGACCGAAAGTAATATGATTATCTGCGCCAGTCGTTAGATTGCCAGTAAATGAATCATTAGTATCAGACCTTAAAAACTGACTGCTGTCTAAGTTGTCAAGAGTCTCAGCATTACCGCCATCTGCAGAGGTAATGTACCCAGCATCATTGGTAAAAGCACTGACATTAGTAGGCTTATTTAAAATTTGGGCATCACCAGAAGTTGCATTCCAGTCAGCATTGACATTGACTTCAGCTCCAGTTGCAATTCCACTAAGCTTGGTTTTTTCTGTATCTGTGAAGGCATTCGTATCATTCTCTGCTTCATACAGTGCTTTAATCTCTGCTCCTGTCTGATCAGCGGTGGCTGCAGTTTCAATACCGTCGAGTTTGTTTTTATCAGCCGTACTCATTGAAGAGAGTGCCCAGGAGAGGTTCCCAGAGCCGTCTGTGGCAAGCACGTTCGAGTTACTGCCTGCACTACTTGGCAAGGTCAGTGTGTAACTGGTTAGGGAACTGTTGGCCGGTGCCTGAATCTTGACGTACTTAGCGTTGGTCTCACTATTAAGTGTCAGAGCACCAGAATTGGTGGAATCACCTTTGATGATTGCTTCAGCATCAAAGTTCACGTCACCAGTGAAAGTCGCTCCATCTAACGGTGCATATGAACTCAGGATACTAATGACTGATCCACTACTGTCTTTAATAAACAGTTGTGGATCAGTACTGCTGTAATTGATGGCAAGTTCACCGTAATCCAACTGAGCTGAAGTAGGAGCTTTAGCGGCACCACTGACCAGGACACTACTGCGCTTATGCTGGATTTTAGTCATCTCTATTGATTACTTCTTACCTATTTCAAGTATATCTAGGACTCAGCTATCTTCCGCAAAAAGATAGTAGCTACCGGCCTTCAAGTGTGCGTAAGCTTGCTGTGTGATTGATAGGTCTGACTCCATGTCAATAAAGAACTTAAGTTCACGCGGATTGATTTCTGTAACATGTCCATTAAAACGCACATCGGTGGGATTGCATGAAACAGCACCGATTGGGAACTTACCTTCATCGCGTGCTTCCTTTGATGTATAGACATCAAGAGCGATATGACCGATGTAACCTTTTTTATAATCAATGTCAGCACGACCTCCATCAGCTGTAACGCCATCTGCCCGCGAAGAGTCTTTAGGAAGAGGAATATCCTCAAGGCGCTTTTCCTGGCGGATTTCGTTGATTAGGTGATAAGCATCAGGGACCGTCAATCCTGTGTTTGGAATAGTGAATTCACGAATAAGAGCCATGATTATGCCAGTGATTCTTTGAGTTCAGTCAGTTCTATTTTAAGCTCTTTTATTGCTTCAATGAGGAGTGCAGTCAAGTTGCCGTAACTAACACCATACTCATCTACATCCTCAGCATATGTGACCACTTCTGGTACAATCTTCTCGACTTCTTGGGCGATTACACCCATTTCATCTTTTTCGCTAACGGTTTTGTCAACGTTGATTTTGTTATAGGTAACACCACGAAGATTTAGGACTTTGCTAAGTGCTGACTCAATATTTTTGATATTTGTCTTCTTCCTTGCATCAGAATAAGCAGTAATATTACCTGTTGCATAAATCGCCCCAGTTACATAGAGATCATACGAGGAAGAAGTATTTGAACCTGCTATAGCCATGCAACTATTACCACGACTCCAATGAAGAGTCCAGCCTGAACCATTTGGTTGATACCAACCACCATTACCATTATTCCACATAAGGGTGTTATGGTAACCCTGGTCGTCCAATATCATCAGCCCAGCATAGTTGCCTCTGCTTCCATTTATTCGCCAAGCTCCATAAGAACTGGTCGTATTGGGCTGAATGTGAGCACTGTTGGTATCTGAATGAATTCCAGTTGTATTCGTTTTCAACCAAACATATTTATAGGTGTACCCGCTGCTTCCGTTGAAATGCCAATGGAGAGAACCAAGATCTTCATTATTATATAACCTAATCCCTCCATATTGAGATTGAGCACCCATACGAATACCGGTGTGCCAACGCAGGTCTAACTTGGTGTAAGTACCTCCATAGTTTTCAGAGTTCGTACCAAGGTGATAATTCCCAAAATCATTGCCGCCGCCAAAACTCATTCTCGAAGAGGAAATTGAGTTGTAGTGGTTATTGGATGTATAACCTCCCACAATAAGAGCATTAGAATAGGAGCCAGATGGAGGAATGTTGACGCACCAATTTCCATTACTATTCAATAGACCGAATCCATTACTATCCCAGTACACATAACCTTTGCGATTAGTAGCGTTTCCTGCGCTGGCGTTATATCCGTCGTAGAAGATAAGGCCATTACTGGAATTCAGATGCCAGTATTGTGAACTTGCTGAGAAAAAGTGCTTTCCCGTTGCTTCATTGTAAAGCCCCTCACTTGCATTATAATTTCTGAACCAGTCATCAGCGTAAATATCTGTACCACGTATATTTTTCCCAGAAGTATCCCAGGTATAACCGTCTAAATTGTCAGCATCTAAACCAGAACCCGCACCGTCATTACTGCTGTCCCAGACTGTTCTCCAGGCTTGCCAAGTTCCATTGTTTTTTCCTCTTATCGCAATTTGACCAGTTCTATAGTCTTGAAAAATCTGTGCTTGCCAGCTAGAACTATAAGCTTGTGAGAACAAAGCACCATCAGTCTGCCCAAAAAGGGAGACGCTGTTGGCGTAATATAATCCATTGATAGTTGTATTGTTTGGGTTTATAGCACCACCAGAATTCGATGAGATGAATTGTGATGAGCTGCTTGTTGTCTGAACGAAACCACTTGCTTGTATTCCATCAAGTAAATCAGCATCTAAGCCTGATCCACTTCCGTCAACAGTTAGAAGTGCTGAAAGAATTTCAGCAGCAGTTTGATCAGCCGTAGCATTAGTCTCAATTCCATCCAGTTTGGTCTTGTCTGCACCGGTCATTAAGCCTGAATCACCCGCTGCAATAACCTCAGGAATTGTGGCGTCATTTCCAGTTGAACTGGCCAGCACCCGCGTTGATGCTGTGTAACTCAAATCCGTGGATCCACTAACAGTGACAGCACCGGTTTGACCATTGACGCTGGTCACTGTATTGACCTGGGCACCAGTTTCAATGCCATCTAACTTATTTTTGTCTGCAGTGCTCATGGAAGAGACGGCCCAGGACAAATTGCCCGAACCGTCTGTCGTAAGCACCTGGGAGCTTGTCCCTGCACTGCTTGGCAAAGTCAGTGTGTAATTAGCTGCTGAGCTATGAGCCGGAGCCTTGATATTGACAGTGTGAGTATTCTGCTCACACGTCAGGCTCAACTTCCCCGATCCGTTTGTTGAGTCTCCTTTGATCGTGACAGCGCCATCAAAATCCACATCTGCTGAGAATGCTACGTCTCCAGTAAACGTTGCTCCACCTAACGCTGCATAGTTATCAAAGAGACTGACTACTGACCCTGTGCTGTCCTTAAAAAATAATTGAGGATCACTACTGTTGTAATTAATTGCTAATTCACCGTAATCCAGCTGACTCGAAGTCGGTGCTTGAGCTGATCCCGAAAGCAGGGCGCTACTGCGTTTTAGCTGAATCTTGGTCATGATTATTCACCCTTAAGTTCTTTTACTTCCTGGCGTAACTCCTTAATTGCCTCAACAAGCAGACCTGCGAGGTTGCCATACGCAACTGTAAGTTTTCCATCCTCACCTTCACGAACAACTTCTGGTAGAACCTTTTGTACGTCTTGTGCAATCACACCAGCTTGACGAACGCCAGTGTCTATATCAGTGCGCTCAAAAGTGACGCCATTGATCTGGTCAACTTTATCTAGTGCTTTGGAAATCAACTCAATATTTGTCTTAAGTGAAACATCTGAGTAAGCCGTTATATCTCCAGATGCTGTGAAGTTACCGGTAGAAATAGTAAATATAAACTTGTCAATACCAGCATTACCATCACGCATAAGGATACTGCCGGTCCCACTCATCCAATCCATATACTGATTAACGCCGTTGTTATACATTTTGAAGTCATCGCCAGTTCCAAAGCGAAGAACATCGTTATCAGCAAGGTCGATTGCTGATCTAATGTTGAGCGTTCCATCCATAGTTATGTTGTTAGCAGTAGAGATATCGATGTCAGATCTCATGAACTGAGACGCATGTATGTTGTCTACCTTATCCGCGTTTGTTGCATATTCAACCTCCGCACCTGCGTGGAAATTATCGCCGTTATATCCTTGAATTAACCATCGACTACCCGACCAATGATGCTGAATGCTATAGTCACTATCGTTGTCCCTACGGTACAGTCGTGTTACACCACGACTATTTCGACTATCACTGTTCAAAGACGAGTTGTAAGTTGTCTGTACAAATGAACTATCAGGTTTGCCATTTAAAGCTAATGCATTTGAAGCAGCAGAAGCAGCGTCTTGTTTGGCATTAAGTGCTGTTTGAAGTCCATCAATATTTGCGATGACGTGATTGTGGCTATCATCAACAACACTCACTGAGATTGAAACGTCTGCTGTGCCGTCAAAATTGACG